CGTTGCCTCCATGGCCTGTGAAGGTGTCGTTACCATAGCCTCCATAGAACTTATCAGCCACCCCTGTACCCTCAACCTTCGAAGGGGATGCGCCGTATAAGTCAGCCTGAAAGTTCACCCCACCCGAACCGCTGAATTTCAGCGTCTCGAACCCGGTTACCGTGCCCACATCGATAATCGTATCATCCCAATCCCAATTCTTTTCCGTGAAACGAAGGTATGTGACTCCGTTGTCACCCACCCATGCATCAGTCATGGAGGCAACTTCCTTACCTCCCACAGTCACCTTGGCGTTGTTGTAAACGTTCAGGGTATCGTTACCCGCCTCACCCTTCAGGATGCTTCCCGCAAGATAGCTTCCAACGGATTTGATGTTGGAGGTTGTGGGGTCATAGAACACGCTGTCATCCCCGGCCCCACCATACAGGAAGGACTTGCCCGATCCTCCCTTGATAATGTCGTTTCCAGCCTCACCTTTTACCGTGTCGGTCCCCGCGTCCCCATAAAGGGTGTCGTTTCCATCACCACCAAGAATGACATCATCGCCGCTGTTTCCATAGATGGTGTCATTCCCCTTGAGCCCCTTGATCGTATCGGCTCCCGTGGTGCCCTTCAGGGTGTTCGCGGATTCCGTGCCCGTAATGTTAGCCATGCTTTTGTCTTCTCCGTTTCCTGGGTGGCGGTTATCGCCCTCCCTGTGCGAAGAAGTACCAAACCTGAATGACCACATCAAGCCAAATTAGGTACTATACCCCAAAGGTTGTAGATTGTCTCTTTTCAGTCACAGACACTCAACTTAATCTTGCTTGCCTCTGGCTTCGATCCTCGGGGGGAATATCCATGGGGCCTGCTATGCCGTGACATACTGAGGGGGGAGTTCCTTGGGAAGATTTGAGAATGGCCTTCCCGTTCTCTTCTTCTTTCGCCCCTGAGGGAAGGGTGCGGGTTTTGGTGGTTTGGGCCTAAGCCGCTTCAGTTGATAGGTTGTCTTGGCTTCAGGATTACGGGTCAGCTTCTTAGGCTTCTCCGCCTTAACCGGCTTAGTTGGCTCACATTCTCCGAAGCCCTGGAATCTCATTCCAGAGACTCCCAACCTTGATTCCAGCTTAAGAATGATTCCGTTCTCTCTGAGCTTTCCCTTCAATTGATGAACAAATGAATTAATAACTCTCCATTGCGTCACGGGGCCACAATCGTCTTTGTGGTGATAGACAATCGCAACGATATCCTTTGCCGTTATGGGAACGTCCCTTGCCCCCATGAAGATGGACAGGATTTCCCCCGCTGTTTTGCCTAGCTCAATCCGTACCGTCTCGCCTTTCTTCAGAATGTATTTTGGATAAACGAACAACTGATAGCCCTCAGGTGGTTTGGTCCCTCTCATCAATTCCTGTATCTCCTTCTCAGAATGCCCGTGAACATGATTCCGCTTGGCGTGGCATAGCCTTGGATCATATCCCCCGGCTTAAGCCATGCCGTGGCCCCACACCACATCTCAACCTTAACCTTCCGCTCTCCCTCCCAAATAACATCAATCTGTGCAATTCCGTGCTTACCCCATATCGCTGCGGCTTGCTCTTCAAGTTCATGGCTTAGGGGTGAATAAATGAGCGTAACTCCTCACACATTAATCAGGACACATTTAGATTTAAGGAACTCGTACCCTTGCCTGATAGCTTCTTCCTGATTATCAACATTGTCCAATCTCAGTTGATAGGGGACAACCCCGGTTCTCTCTATATCGACCTCATCAGAACAAATGACATGCCCCTTTGCTGGACTCCCGTAGAACACGGCTATGAAATTCGGGGTCCTTCCGAGAGAGGGAGCGGCCAAACCATCAGGCTTGGCAAGCTCTCCCCCGCAAGCGGCATATCCTGCTTTGTCGCTCCAATGGTCGGAGTTTGTGGGGTCACCCTCGATAATGCGGGCTGTCTTCAAGGCATCCATGCAAAGGGCTGTTTCCCAAGGCTCCAGGGGCTCTTTTAGCTTCCCCTGTAGGATGATGCTCCACAGCTTTGCAATGGTCCCAAAGCTGTTCTCAGGTGCCCCATGGGTGGAGCTTCGATCCCTGAGAACAGCGTTAGCGGCATCGTCCAAAATCTGCTTACGGTTCAAGATGCCATAGCCTCTTCGGGGCGAATCGATCCAATACGCTTTGTGGTGCCATCTCGGGCAAGCTTATGAATTATCTCCGCCTCTTGCGTAAAGTGGGCATACGTCACAACGCCATCTCCCCACGTAATTTTAATGATCGGGGAGGATGAATGAGACTCAATGCCAGTTACGCTTAGGGGCTGTTCGCTCTTCGGGCTTAGATAGTCCAACAAGCTATCCGCCAATTGACGAAGATCAACCGGACCATCTAACCACATCTCTTCAAGGTCGCCTTCATCATGAAGATAGAGGATGCCAACTTGAGCCTTAAGGCCCTGAAGGATAGCTTTTGCCAAGCTTTCTTTGTTCATTTCCCATCCCTTTTTATGTAACGCTTATCTTCACCCCATGCTTTGCAATGAGGTTAACGGCCTTCTTCCTGTTCAGCCTTACGCCCAACCTCTCCAGCCCCGCCACAAGTTCCACAATGGGCCTTACCCACCATGAGACGTGGATGGACACCCTAATATCAACGGGAGCCATCAGGCAAAGCTTTCCGGGACCTGTTCGGCATAGTCCTCTTCAAGCTCCTTAGGCTTCTCAGGCTCCCTTACTTCCCTCGGCTTCCCTGACAAATCAGTCGGGACAATGCCCATCCTCACGGCTTCATCGAAAGGCATTCTCCATTCGCTCGTTGCGTTCTTGTCGTGGGAAACGAGAACGGAAACATAATCGTAGCTGTCGGATCGGGAAAAGGGAATCCGTGTGACCTTGGAACCTGCCGAAATGGTCACAGGCTTTAGCGTCCAGCCCTCTTCGGTCTTCTGTTTCCGTGTCATCAATGGCTTCCCTCTGACCTGTGAACGGCACTATCCAGCATACTGGTAACAGCGTCCTGATGCCGTTGAATAAAGGGGTCTACAGGTTCTGGAATGCCCATCAGGGTCCTGATGCATCGGGCTAAGAAGCTTGCTGTCTGTTCCTGTGGGAAAGGCCCATCATCCAAAGCCCTTTCGTACCTCAACACGTCTTCCCATTCAATCTTCGTCGGGTCAACGATGTACCGCCCATCCGGCAACTGTTCTGCAAGCTTTGTCATTGAGTCCCCCCCTTTGGTTTGTACGACACACCCAATTTCTTAACCTTTTTCCGATCCCCATCATAGAGTATCCAACCATTGCTCCACCAAATAGACTCCCCCACCTTGGGGCCTTTGCCGGGTGGATACCATGTGGTGAAGACACAGGTTTCTTCCCATGTCCTCTTATCGACACACCAGAGGCGATTCACGCGAACGGGCTTCCTCGGGTGTTCCCCGTGGGCTCTTAGGATGGTTTCCCGAACCTCTATGATTGAGCCACCCATTAGCTTTCCTGTTGGTTGTCATCCGTTACCGCATTGTCGATAGCGTCCAAAGCCTCTTTGATGCGTCGTGCCTGATCCTGAGGAATGGGGCCTGTGTCCTCTAGCCTGTCTGTCATCTTCAAAAGGTTTTTGCACGCGAAGATGTGAACAGCCGGATTGCTCTGAGCCAGCTTGAAGTGAGCCCGCCGCAAGCTAACCTTGCCCATCAACTTCCCCTGATCGATGATTTCAGCGAATTCCGGGTCTTCTTTCCGCCTTGCCAGAGTATCGGGGGAAATACCCAAGACGGCACAAATCTCCTCATCCGTGCATTGAATGGCCGCGAGTTGCTTTAGCTGGTCAAGGTTGATTTCCTTAGGTGGCCTTCCGCCCTTATCTGTTTGCCCAAAATTGTCTATAAGTTCGTGTTGCGTGTATTTATTGTGTTTGCTCCGCATAACTTAACTCTGTTCTGCAAGTTCGAATTGTTTTTGCACTGTGACTCCAAGCCATTGGCCACAGACGGCACGGGCCACGGCTTCAGTCATCTTCGGCGGAACAGACATGCCGATCATATATTCCGCGATTCTCTCTGACTTAGCTTGATAATCATCTGGAAACGATCCTAAGCGTTTGTATTCCCTGCATGACAATGGACGGCATTCGTTCCAATGATACATCTTTGCATTTTGTGCTTGAAGGGTTGGAGCGGGCCTATTTTCATGAAGCCGCCTCCAACCAAAGAAGGATGATTTTCCATCTACCTTCATGCATCCATCAGAGAAAGGTTCACCCTTTCCTGTGTGTTTCCAATATCTCAGTGCGGTATCCGCCGGAACGAGACTTGCCTTTTCGGCTGGAGTCAAATCCTGAACATCAACCGTTGCCTCACCTGCCGATATCCAACGATGCCGCGGAGCTAGCACCAGCGACGTTGCCGCCACATCCTCACGCACGGCGCAGAAGAAGACCCGTTCCCGTCGCTGCGGTACCCCGCAATCGGCAGCGTTAATCAGGAACAACTGTGGTCGGTATCCGAGTTCCCTGTAACGCGCCATAACCAGCTTTACATATCCCTTGGCATTGCCTTGAATCATGCCTTTGACGTTTTCGGCTATGGATACCTTGGGTTTTAACCGTTCCACTAAATCCAGATAATCAAAGAACAAGTCTGACAAAACCTGCTTGGCCTGACCCTCTCGAAAATGCTTGTCTTTTCCCCACGCCTTCTCTCTGCTTCCCGCCATGCTGAAAGTTGAGCATGGAGGACTACCATCGAGAATATCAATTCCAAACAACTCATCTGGCAGGTGTTTAGTCAGAAGGTCGCGGATCGGGCACAGGAAGTAGTGCTTAGGCTTGATATTCCGTTTGTAGTGCCAAGCCATTTCGGGATCGATATCATTCGCCGCAATCACCTCACATCCGGCGCGTTTGTATCCCATACTTGAACCCCCACCACAAGCGAAGGTGCTCATGACCTTGATTCCGTTCTTCGGCATACTGTCAAGGTCACTCAAGTTCCATGCGTGAGGATTGGTCATGATTTTGGATCGAACTCAAAGCCACATTTGGGGCACCGGCATTCCATCTCAAATTCATTTGTGTCTATTTCCCGAGCTTGACTTTCTCCCGGCTCCCGCCATTCATCAACATCGGGAAAGAACTTATCTAATTCATCCTGGGTAAATCCGATCTTATCTAAATCGAACTCTTCGAGTTTAAGCTCTTCAATCTCAATCTTCAATAACTCATCGTCCCAACCTGCATTTTCCGCCAACTTGTTGTCGGCAATGATGTATGCCTTGATTTGAGTTTTGCTCAAGTGGGCAAGGTCAATTGTGGGAGCCTTGCTGTTGTCTTTCCAATTTGGAATCTTGGCTCCAGCATCCCTAATCTTCTTTGCTGCCATCAACCGGCCATGGCCTGCCGCAATGCCGCTGTTGCCATTGGTTAGAATGGGATTGGTCCATCCGAACTCAATCAAGCTTGCGGCTATCTGCGCAACCTGAGAGTCTGAGTGTGTTCTGGCGTTGTTGATATAGGGAATCAAATCGTCCAGATTCCGGGAAACAACTTCCATGGCTTTGCTCCCCATCACGGCTCTTCGTGGAAGCCATCCGTACTCACAAGGTCGTATCCCTGGAGTCGGGCAAGCTGCCTAAGGACGCTGTAATTGAGCTTGGTGTGCATGGGCTCATCAGGGACCAGAAGGTAACCGTGGGCTTTGGCAAGGGTGATGAGTTGATCTATGGGGATGGAGGCGTTCACCTCCCACAAGCTCATATTAGGGCAAATTATATTGAGGGTGGCTGTGGGCACCTGATCGTATTCAAGGCGGAAGTCAATTGAACGAATTCCGTTGATCGGGTGTCCCTCTTTCGTTGTCACCGTGTAGCTATCAGGTTTTGGCCCTCCCGTAATCGAGATGGACAATGGAGTATCGCTCATACTGATTGGCCCCGCCAATTTTCCAAAAGGGTTTGGCCCCCACCGGAGGCTTCACCATCCCCACCATGGGGATTTAGTATTATAAAGGGCAAATGCTGTGAATGTATAGGGCGGGATGCTATTCACCCCCATTTCTCGGTAACGATTAGCTCCTCATCTCCCCTTAGGACAACCTCAACCCTTGATCCCGACATGGCGACGGATGCGGGTTTGATGGTTTCGTTGATGGCTCCCCTCATCTGTTCACCACTCAATTTACTAAATGGGAACATTGGAGGGGAAACCCTATCCAGCGCCTTAACCGAATTGTCTTCGAATATGATGAATCCGCGCCTTTCTTCCGTCATCATCGACTCCCTGTTTCATCGTTGTTTTGCAATCTTCCTCATGAATCCGCCAAGGCCCTAAGCTCTCTGGCTATCCTCTCGCATTCCTCGGCAATGGCTTCCCATTCCTTGGCTTCTTTCGATCCAACATCCTTGTGGTACTTTGCTTCGTAACGGGCTTTAGCCCCGTCTACATCGTAACGGAGTGCTCCAAATTCTATCTGTTCAAGGGTTGGCATCGTTGGTAAAATATCCTCTCACCCATTGGACATATTTTTCTCAGAAAGGCGGCTTTCAGAATTCCACGGGGTTGGATTGGCGTCCCTCCCCGTGTCCCCCTCATGGTTCCTTAACCAATGCTGTAAAGAACGCCGAACCATCAGGAAGGATGGCAACACTTCTTCCCATTCGAACATCATAAGAATGCTCAATGGCATTAGCGAACCAACCAATCATCCAACCTTCATCAACATCCAAGCCCTTATGTTTTTTTGCGACTTGGCAAAAGGCTTTTGCCCACTTTACGGCATCAGCGCCACAAGCATCAACCATCTCATTGCTTTCCATGGATGCGTAATCAACCATCATTCTATCTCCCGAACAGGCTGGATAGCTTTGACTTGGGTGGCTCTTCAGCGGCTTTGGAAGCCTGATAGACCTTCTCCATTTGCTGAACAATGGCATAGGTGAGGCAGGATAGCGGGTCCATGGTGTCTGCAATGGGGGCCTTCAGCTTGCTTGTTTTGGCCCATCCCCAAACCAGCTTTTGAGCTTCTTCGTGGAATGACTCTGTTCGTTCATCCCTGTCAATTGGGAGCCTCATAGATTCACCATCTCGGCAAGGAAGGCTCTGGCTGCGGCAATGTCTGACATGTTGGCTCGGGCTTCGTGTGCGTCCCCGTTCGTCTTGCACTGCGCCATCACCTCAACATCATTAGGATAAACCTCATCGGTCTCCCGTGTTACCTGCCAAACACCATTATCCCTTCGGACATTCCACCGTGCCTGTTCAGTATTGAAGGCCCCCGCCAACCGAAGCAACTTCCATTCTTCAGGGGGGAAATCACTCTCTCTAATCAACGGGAGCCCTCATGGTCAGTTACACAAAGAAGATATCGCCACCAACCGACATAGACTCGACGCCAAGAAACTGTATCTGATCCGTGGCATTGAAGGCGAAGGTTAGGCTATCCGTTACCGCGTCGTAGGCAACCAAGTCATCGGCATCATTCACAACGTTGTCCGCGTTGCTATCAACAACAGCTTGGCCTATTCCACCAAGGAAGAAATCGTCAACGAAGTTCTGATAATCCTCAACTGTGTCAGAACCCCCGCCGATATCGTACCTTATTCTGTCTGCCCCGGTTCCGGTTATAGCGTAATCATCACCCGGCCCCATGACTATTGTATCATCATTGTCCCCGGCATCAATGAAATCGTTGCCACTCCCGGTAAAGATTTGATCGTTGCCAGCATCACCAACAATGAAATCGTCTCCCGCACCGCTGAAGAAATGATCCCCTCCCGCTTCTCCATAGAACTCTTCCGCCTCTATACCCCCATAGAAGAAATCAGCACCATCACCTCCAAAGGCGATAACGGAAACCCCCTGAAGGGCTTGGGTTGTTAGTGTGTCTCCCCCATCTCCGCCATCAAAAAGGAGGTTGTTGACTCCGGTTCCGGCAAGGTTGCCAACTTCGAAGAAGTCAGCCCCGCCACCTCCGAAAACATCAACCTCTTCCATGTTGGAGATTTGAATGTTGAAGGGTATCAGGTTCTCTCTCTGGAATACGCTTGTGGTGTTAACATCGTTGGGGTTTAGGCTGAAGATATCCCCGTCTTCGGCTCCCGTTATGGTCTGTAAGTCAAAGTCCGTCCCACCATCGTTAACATCGTTGCCATCCCCGTTCTCCCATAGGAATGCATCGTCTTCTCCTCCTCCAAAATGATGGTCAAAGCCCGTTCCGCCCTGGAGGAAATCAGCCTCACCCCCGCCTATGAGGGTGTCATCGTCTGCGCCACCTATAAGTATATCGTCCCCATCATCGCCTTCGATAACATCATCCCCGGTTCCACCATTCAAATCATCGTTCCCGGTTCCGCCTATAAGATGATCGTCTTGCGCATCTCCAGTTACAGTATCATCCCCACCCAATGACTGTATTGTGTCCGATCCGTTTAATCCGGCTATCAGGTCATTGCCCGGACTTCCAAGGATAATATCGTCGGAATTCGTTGCCATCGTTTCTTGAGCCTTCTATTGCGTTTCGCCCTATTCGGCAGAACAACAATGGGCTTCGATCTTCTATTCTGGCAAACCTTACTCAGGCGTAAAGCATTGGCGTCTTTGAGGGGGTTATAACTTGGATCGTAAGAGCATCACCCAACCCCCTATTGCGACTATTCAATAGAGATTTTGTTGCCCCCATGAATCTCTTGGTTGTAAGCCTCAATGAAGGCGGCTGATGCGGCCCTCTTGCTTAGGCGCTGGTATGCCTCCTCGGCATCTCTCTCGAACTGGAATCTGTCCACAAGTTCCCCATTGCGCCTTACCTCATGCCTGTGCTTGGGCCAACGTCCATCGGAGGTTTCCCAAAGCTTTAGCTCTCCAATGTATGCCTCCTCACAAACCGTTTGACGGTTCTCCGTCATGGGCAGGGAGTTTAAAATGCGCTCAATGGCATCATCGTTAACAGCGTCTTGATTGGTCATCCCCTATTCTCCTTAATGGCTTGTTCAAAGAAAATCATAGCCTTTTCGAATGAAGACTCCATATCCTGCCTCACCTCGGCCAAGGCTTCATCTTCCGTCTTTCCATGCTTCAAGATTGCATCAAGATATCTTGCCGCCGCATGGTAAGACGCCCTTTCAGACATAGCCAAAGGGGCATTGTTTTCCCCCTCATCAGCAAGAGAGATTTTTATTCTATATGTCATTCCCTCTCCTTCTTCTTGGCAATGAGCCTTACGTTCTTCTCACGGTTTGCGCCGCAGAAAAGCATTTGGTCAGCAATGGCTAAATCCATCAGCATCTTAACCCGATCCGTCTTAGGCTGACTCACCAAATGCCTGATAAGCTCGCTGGCTTCTGCATATCCAGAGATTGTTTCCAAGCTATCCTGAGGCAGAAACCCGAGAGCCAGAGCAAGCCGCCCCCGGTCCTCCCACATCTCAAGAAAGAAGTTGTTAGGATGATACGGAACCTCGGGGGACAC